CATACATAGTCTTTCACGGCTCGCCTCCTCACATCGTCCACCGGCTTTTGTTCGGGCGGGTGTCAACGTGCACCCAGCCCTTTGCCCGGCCTGCCTTGACAGGGTAACGGCCAACGCCGCCCCAGTTGTGCAGCAGGCTTTCCGCGTATGCTGCCACGTCCTCCACGCTGGTGCCCGCCACCTGAATATCCGCAGCGCGGCCAAGCAGGTGCTGGCTGCTCTTGGAGCCGCCCACCTTGGCGTTGTGTGTTGGGGTGCGGTAGCCGCTGGTAATGGTCACCGCCTTGCCGAAATGCTCCCGGATGCACTGGAGCAGCAGCACCAGCGCCTCGTCCACAAGAATCTCGTCAGAGCCGTCCTTGCAGCGAAACTCCCGCACGCGGAAGCCCGGTGCCAACAGCGCTGCGCCGTCCTTGGCAAGGCTGTATTGCTTAATTGCCATTATTGTCCTCCTGCCCATCATGGGCACCAAGACCCACCGCCGCACAGGTCAGCTCAATGTCCTCCAGCTCCTCCTCACAGCCAACGCCGCCAAGCTGGTGGAGCTGGTCATTTTGGGAGCGGACGATCTCAAGCAGCCGGTGCAGCGTGTCGGTCAGCAGGTCGATCAGCTGCAGCTCAAGCATACTGCTCGCCCGTGATCTCGGTGTATTCGGCCTCGGTCAGGCGCTGGGGCTTGCGCTGCACAAGGATGCGCAGCATAGCCTTAGACCAGCGGCCCGCCTCGTACTCGTCTTTCGCTTTGCCGAAGATCGCGCTGTGCTTATCACTCATGGCTCATGCCCTCCTTGTCTGCGGCCTCGTCCTCAATGGGCACATCGGCCAGAATGCACAGGAAATCCACCATAGACGCGATCTGTGCCAAATCCGCGTCCCGGTTCTCGTTTTCGGCGGCGGTCTTGATGCCGCCAGTGTTGCGAACAATTTTCATGTCGTTATCCCCTCCAGCAGAGTTTTAACGTATTGATCCATGCGCTGCAGCAGCTGCTGCGAGTTGCCTTTAGCGGCATGGGCTTTCCATGATCCATACTGCTCATACAGGGCAGATGCCGGTTTCTCTCCTGCCTTGATGAGCTGGGCAAGCCGAAACAGGCGCTTGCGCTCGGCCTTGACATTCTGCGGGTCAACGGTCATAACGACCTTGCCCGCCGGGGTCAAGCGGTAGATGAAACCTAGAAAACGGAATCCATCCTTTAGCCTGACGATCTTGGTCTTGGTCGGGTGCAGCTCCATGCCATCGGCAGCGTACCGGGCGCGGATCGCCTCCCGCCACTCCTCAAGCCGTGCCTTGTCGTGGTGGATGATGAGGCTATCATCCATAAAACGGACGTACTTTTTCGCCCGCAGGCGCTCCTTGATGTAGTGATCTATGGGGTCGGGCACCGAGATCCCGGCAAGCTGCACCATCTGGCTGCCCGGATTATAACCGGCCTCGCCGGTATATTGACGATCCAGCACCTCACGCACGCGGTTATGCACACTTGGCGGCAGATGCCGCTCAAAGCAGCGGTTTGCCACGTCATGGGGCATCGTGTCGTAATAGTGCCGGATATCTACCAACAGCACATAGCCATCAGCGCCGTGCTGCCGGTATTCGCGCTCCATCATGAGCTTGACCTGCTTGCGCGCCCAGTCGGTACCTTTGCCGGTCTGACAGGCCGCGTTTTGCCGGATGAAGCTCCGTGTCATTGCTGGATAAACAGCATTGTCGTTGAGAGAGCGCTGGTATACCCTATCCCGAAAGCCATTCGCAACCGCTGTGCGGGGCTTGGGATAGGTGATTCTAACTTTGATTGTTGGCCGTGCCTTGTATGTACCTGTCGCGAGCTCCTTTTGGAGTTTCAGGATCTCGTCCATCCGAAACAGGTGAAACCGTCCAACGCTTGCCTTGCGGCACACGCCTTTGGCGCACTTGCCCTCGGAATTATACAGGGCATCGAACCCGATTATTATTTCTTCTTCTTGCACTGATTTTTTCAGCTCTCCTCGCAAGGATCTGCCGGGTGATAGCGGTCAACACCCCGCAGGGTGGCCACGTCCGGCTGATATTGTTCGTCTGCCAGAGGACAGACATGGCACTCGGCTCCTTGCACGGCAGTTTTTGCCCGGCCTCTGCTATGCAGGGGCTTTTGTGGGCGTGCTGCCGTCCAATCCGGGGCGCAGCGATTCGCGTTGATCGCGTTCCAGTTGTTGACGTTGCCGCTGGAGTTCACGTTGAAGGCATTGTTGCCGTTGCCACGATTCGCAGAGCGCAGCCGCACATTGCGGCCCATTAGCCTACAGCCATTTTTATGTCAAAGCGCTTTTGCACGCTTTGCATCACTCTCGTGCCAGTCCCGGCAACGCTGCCGGATATCGCGCACAGTGTTGCCCCAGAAAGAGCACCGTTTGCCAGAAAGGTGGTAGCTGGCTTTTGCCATGTCTATCTCCGCCAAAAGGACGGTGCACAGCCGGACGGCGTGCCTTTGAAGCTTAAAGCGCTCCTCTCTTTCGTTCGGCTTGTCCAGCCGGAGGTCGTTTGCTCCGAAGATATCAAAAAATATCCGGTCTGCCGTAGCGCGCAGTTGACCGGGAAGGCTTGCGTCAATTTCGAGGTCAAACACTTTCGCGTTTTTGGTGATCTGTCTGGTATACAGTGCCAGCTCACGCGCGTCAAGCGGCAGCGTGAATTTATTGTCCGGTATCTGGTCTTTGCGCATTGCCATGGGATAGCACTCACTTTCTCACCGGGCAAGGGATTGCCCGGTGATTATTTAACAAGATTGGTCATTTTGCAAGCCGGGGCGCAGCGATACGCGTAGATCGCGCCCCAGTTGCCGACGATGCCGCTGGAGTCCACGCCGAAGGCAAGGTTGCCGAGGCCACGATACGCAGAGCGCAGCCGCACAAAGCGGCCCACAGTGCGCTGTGCAAGGTCGCGGGTGATACGCAGCGGGTAGGTCTGCCACAGAGCCTGCGGGGTCTTTGCGCCGGTGCGCTCCTTCCAGTACGGCCAGTATGTACCCTCGCCACTGACCTGCGGAGAACAGTAGATCTCCTCCAGCGAGGGCAGGAAGATTTTGTCATAGGTCACCACAGCGCTGCCGTCATCGGTGACGGTGTTGCCGTAGGTCACGACCTTCACGCGGGTCAGCGCGTTCTTGAAGTCATCCGAGAAGCCAGCAAGGAAGCCGGGCACGGTGTCCGCCTGATCGGGCTTCATGTCCCATTCATCTTGCGGCTGCCACCACGCACCAGCGGGTGCATCGCTGTTGAGGTACTGGCGGTATGCGGACTTATACCACCGGTTATCGCCGTAGGCAACCGAATGCAAGCCGTTCAGTTTGCCGTTGGGCTTTGCAAGGAAGGAACCAAGATTTATGCCATCGACGCCAGCAGAGACGTTGCAGGTCTCCAGCAGCTCGGACTTATACTGATCCTTGTAGACGTAAACCTTCCAATTGGCAGGTGCAACGTCCGGTGCGTTATAGAAGCCGGTCATGCGTGCACCTGCGGGGGCATTTTTGGTCAAGGTAAAATTATAGGCACCGCCGTTTATGACGTTTGTGCCATAGGTAAAATCAAAAATGATGTTGTAGGTGCCAGCCACCAGACCGGCCTCCGGCACAACGTAGAAGGCCTGATATGCAGAAAACTGGATATCTTCCAGAGACGCGTAGTGCATCTGCAGTACCATTGCGGGTGCGGTGGTGCCGGTCTCACCCTCGGCGATATCGTCCGTCTTTACCACGTCCCACGGGCAGTCGTAGACTTTGCCGTCCTTTGCGGTGTAGGTGTTCACCAGCTGGGTGCCGACCGGAAAAACCGCCGGTGCGTTACCGGCAGCCACCACGGCCTTGATGCCGTTATAGTCCATCTCCTCCACCACGCCGGTCTGTGCCCGCGCGATCACGCCCAGCGAGCTGGACATACCCAGCAGGGCGGCGGTCATCTGGTCAAGCTTTCTGCCGTTGTCTTTTGCGGTCTGATCCAGATAGATAGGCTCCACCACCTCGGTGGCAGGTGCCTGCGTGCTAATTTCGTTTTCAGCCATGTGTTACTCCTTTCAGGATTTGCGGTATTTCATGCAGACTTTGCCGTCTACAACGACAAATCCGCAGGATTCGAGGGCAGATACGCGGGCAACGGTGTCGCTGTAGTCCTCCGGGATGGTGGCCAGCACGTCCTTGCCCTTCTTCTCCATGGCAGCGGTGGCAGCGCTCTGGGCGGCGCTTACTGCCTTGGTGGCGGTATCCTGTGCCGCCTGCACAGCCTTGGTGGCTGCGGTCTTAGTGTCGGTCACCGCCGTGACAGCTGCCGTCTTGGCGCTGCCGATGGCATCCAGCGCGTCACCCTTAGCGGTCTCTGCCGCCTTCTGGGCGTTCTCTGCGCGGGCTGCTGCGGTGCTTGCATCTGCTGCGGACTGGGCGGCAGCACGCCTGCTGGCCTCCTGCTCTGCGATCCACTGCTGTTCGGTGCCCGTGTAGCCGTACTTGACGGCGATTGCATAGGCGCTGTACGGCCCAATGGGTATTTCTCTGCTCACTGATACACCACCTCCAAAACGCCTGCGCCATTGTCGCGCAGGGTGATCTCGTCCGCTATGCTGTCGGCGATCACAAGGGACAGCGTGCCGCTGTTGTCGTGATCCTCCAGATACAGATAGCCTTTGCTCTCTGCGGTCTGGGCGGCAAGCGTTGCCTGCCGGGTAGCTTCCGCAGCACTCTCGCTGGCAGCCTGTGCGGATCGACCGGCTGCGCTCTCGCTGGATGCCGCCGCAGCAGCGCTCCCGGCAGCGCTCTGGGCGCTGCGATCAGCAGCACCGGCAGAGGTGTCAGCGCTTGCAGCGGATGCAGCTGCGTCCTTGGCTGCCTGCACAGCAGAGGCAGAGGAGCCCTTGACGGCATCCACAAACTGCTGCCATGCGCCCGGCTCAGGGTCAGGCTCTGTGCCCTCGGTGGTGCCGCTGTTGCTGCCCACCCTGTAAAGCACATCCGCGCTTGCGATTAGCTTGCCGCCGTCCGTACCCTCAAAGGTGATGCAGCCGCTGCCGGGTTTTGCGGTCACCAGCGCGGGCACGGTGACGCTGCCGTCCACCACCAGCGATGCGGGAGGATCCGCGCCGCCGGGCGTGTGCCAAAATGCACGGATCGCAAGGCCAGACCACTCAGGCCCGGCCAGCACGTTGATGGCGTACACGTTGCGGTTGGCAGAGTAGCCCAGCAGCAGCTCGTGCTCCTTGCCGTCCAGACGGGCGCGGCCAGAGCTATCCAGTGATACATTGAGCTGGATCATGTGCCGCTCCTCCTGTACACTGCGCAGATCTTGCCGTCTACCACGGTCAGGCCCAAGGCAGACAGCGTGCTGGATGCGGTATCCGCTGCGATCTTTGCAGCGTCCTGTGCGGACTGGCTGGCTGCTGCAGCAGATCCGGCTGCTGCCGTTTCAGACCGCCCGGCCTGCGTGGCCGAGGATGCAGCGGCAGACGCGGACGATGCAGCGGCCTCTTTGGCGCTGTCAGCCCGCGCACCTGCCTCATCAGCATACTGCTTGCAGTATTCGCCCATCTGGGCGAGGTTTTCCCGCACGTCCTTACCGCGGATCGCCGTGCGGACAGAATTGAGCACAGAGGCCCAAGGGAAGGTTATTGCCATTTTGACCTCCTTACAGAGAGGACACGCTTGTGGCGTCCTCGCAGATTACATCTGTCTCAAAGTTAAAGGTATCCCACAGCCAGTCTGCGCCTGCCGCAGCGGTCAGGCTGCGCTTGTAGGGGGCACAGGTGCCGGTGATGGTGTAGGATGCCGTGCGCAGCTCCCTGTCCTTGGGCTCCACGCGCCACAGCCCCTGCCACTCCCAAGATGGATCGTCCTCAAAGACGCAGGTGAGCCACTTGCCCTGCAGCACATTTTCGAGGGTGCTCTGTACCGCAGGCCAAAATTTGCGCGGCAGCTTGCAGACCGCCTCAATGGTGATCGTCCGCTGCTTGTAGTGGATCTTGCCGTCAATGGACTTGCTGAGATCCAGCGGGGTATCCAGAGCGGGAACCCATTTCAGAAGGTTCTCGGGCTCCGCACCGCCGATGAGTGGGCTGCCCTCACAGATTTGGAGGCCAAAATCCTTATACAGATGATAGCCGCCGATGGTTGCGCTGCTGGACATTATGCCCCACCTCCTCCGCCGGGCTGATCTGCGGATCCATACGTCACCTCGGTGCCGTCATCCTCGATTTGCACGGTAGATTCGGCAGCAGGGGAGGCGTCCGGCTGCACAGCAGGGCTATAGGTTAACGTTTCGCCGTCCCATACATAGTCGCTGCAGCTCGTGCCGTTTCCGGTCTCGGGAAATTCGTCAAAAACAGCCTCGTTGGGCTCAGGTACGGGCAAAAAGCTGATATGGTACCATGCGCCATTGTACAGTCTGCCATCAGAGCAGACCTTTGCCAGATACTTAAAGCCTTCTTTTTTCATTACATAAACCCATAAATCTTGTACGGCACGCACATACCGGCATTTTCCGACCAACCATCACCGCCCGGATTTTGGAGATTGAAAGACCAAACGCCCAGAACGGTGGTGCCTGTATAGCTAGAGGTTCTTTCGTATCCGCTACCGAACACGATGCGGTCGGTGTATACGGTCACGCTGCGTTTGTGCACGGTGTTCCATGGGTACACCATACTCATTTCCACGCCATTTACGGGCACGATCATAGAGACCAGCCCTGCATTGCCGCCTCCGGCGAACCATGTCCCGCCTTTCTGGCTGCGGAACAGGATCAGCAGCGCCGAGTAGTCAGACAGCCCGCTCGGCCTGATAGTCTGGGCGGCAAAGGTCGTTTCGCTGTTATACCAGAGCTCCTGCTTGTTGCGGATGCCCTTAAACGTAATATTTCCGCTGGTGATCGTGCAGCTGCCCGCGCCGTCCGTCACCTCGATGCCCGCAGCGGTGATATTGACCATCGCAACGCCGGAAATGACTTTCACGGCATCGTTGGAGATCACGACCTTTTTGCCAGGCATGGACTCATGCCCAACGGTCAGGCCGCTGTTGCGGTCAAAACTCAGGTAGTTCGTGGCAGTCTTGGCAGCCTCGGCAGCGTCCTGCTTTGCCTGATTTGCAGCAGTGTCGTCCGTGTACTTGGATGCCTTCACCCAGTCGGCGGCCTGATAGCTGCCGGTTTTGCGGGAGGCCTTGCAGGTCATGATATCCCCGCTGGTGCCCTGCGTCCAGATATCACCAGCGTCATACGGCGGCGTGGGCGTTGCCGTGAAGCACCGGATTTTTCCGTCAGCAGCCTCTTGGGCTGCCGCCGCAGCAGCAAGAGCCGTGCCAACCTCGGAATCACGGACAAGCTGCCAGAAATAGGCTTTCCCGTTATACGACCAGCGGTAAGCGTTGCCGCTGTCCTTGTCATAGTAGAGATCGCCGAGGTGCTGCGCCCGCAGATCCTCGGTGTTCCAGCCGGAGGCGGGGGCGTTCTGCGGGGTCGGTTCGCCAGAAAGGAACCAGCTCACCACAGCCTCGTCCAGCTGGTTCTCCAGATCGCCCATCTTGGCAAGCGCTCCCTCGATGTTCCCGGCAAGCGTTTTCACCCGGTTGTCGTTGAGTTTCTTGTACTTGTTGAGTAGTTCGAGGATGTTGGTTGCATAGCTGCTGGACGATGCAGCAGCCTCGTCCAGCAGATTGGTGCGGCCAAGTGCAGCCACCTGACGATCCGTCAGGGTCTTGCGGGTCATGCCAAAGCAAAACTCTTTCTTGCTCGGATCGTCCAGCGGTTCCACCAGCTTGGTGCAGAGCATCGTAGCGTCTACAGAGTGCGGGGCGCTGATGATGTGCGCAAAGCAGGCAAAATCCAAGCGCTGCGTATTGCGCCCAGCATCCACAAGATCCACCGCCTTGATGGTGTAGGAAGTAGACATCATGTGATTTTGCTGCAGATCCTGCACGGCAGCAGCAAAGGTGTCGTTGTCGCTGTCCGCGTCATACTGGCGATCTTTGCAGATGTAGCCAAACTTGCGGATTGCCTCGGTGCTCTCAATATATCCCTTCTGGAGATCATAGTTAAAACCAGCAGGGAGATACTTGTTGACGGTTGCGCTGTCTGTATCCGTGATGCCGTAGCATTCCTCGTGGCTCTCGGTATAGGATTTGCCCCACCACAGGATTTTCCAATACCATTTTGTTTCGGTGACGGTGTGCTTGTTGCCCATCGGATAGACACGGGTCATCAGACCTGTCGTGTCCGTTTTCTCGGTCAGATCCAGCAGGTTCACACCATACTCAATTTTTTGGGCAGTTTGACGGTCAGCCTCATAAGCCTGATCGCAGTAGTTGAGGACGTTGTAGCCAGTCTTTGCGTTGTATGTGACATACACATAGCCGCCGAATATCTTGAGCACCATTTTGCTCATGATATCCCATGTGCTGCCGTAGTCCTCGCCAACGCCGTACTGATCTGCATCGCCAAAATGCACGCGCAGGTTACCCAGCGCGGCGGTTACGGTGCCAAGCTCAAAGCACTTGAGCGGATCGCCCATCATGCTGTTGTGAGCCTCCAGCAGATGCTGCAGAAACTCCCGCAGGGTGCCCTCATAATTGAACGGAGTGAGACAGCTGTCATTGAGAAACGCCAGAGCGCCCTCGCAGTACATCACGCGGTTGTTGTACCAGTCCGCTTCATGGTTCAGGATGCGCCCGCGCCATGTCTCGTGCCCGTCCTGCATCACGGACACGACCGTGCGCATTTTCGGCAAGCTGTCATACAGCGGGTGCGAGCGATCCATGGTAAAATACAGGCTGCCGGACTTGCTGACCTCACGGGTCAGCTTTGGAGACAGCAGGATGGCGTTGCGATTGCCGGGCTCATACAGCAGCTGCCGGTTGTTGACGTTTCCGGCAGGGTAGGCATAGATTTTATACATCAGTTGCCCCTTTCTGCCAGCGCTTGCAGCTGGCCCAGATTGGTGTTGACGTGCGGTGTGACGATCCTGCCAACGGTTTCACCGTCCATGTCGATCTTCAGGTTGTCGATCTTCTTCAGGATGCGCTCCAGCACGCTGCTCTGCTTCTCCACCTGACGCTGCAGTGCCTGCTGGTTCGTGGGTGGAGTGCTGCCATCTGCATAGGTGTACGGATCTGTGCGGCTGATGTACCCTGCATTAGATCTCTCGTTGCCGTACCAATAGGCATCCTGCAGATCTTTATAAGAGAGTGCGGTGCTGGTGGCGGCGGTCTGGGTGCTGTCCTCTTTCTTCTTGCCGAATTTCGCCCAGAGGGCGGTGCCAAGGGCAACAAGCCCCACGGCAATGGCCACTATGGCGGCAATTTCCGGGTTTGAAATAATCAGACTTCCAACTTGCGAAAACACGCTAGACAGGGCCGTGAGGATCGTGCCGCCGATACCGCCAACATCTGCGGCGAGACCAGCGATAGCAGTGCCGATATTGGCAGCGCCGGTGCCCATGAAGGTGCCGATATTGCCAAGCACGCCCATTGCAGCGTCACCGACTTTGCCCAGCTGCGTGGCCACATCAGCCAGCTGCTTTCCGACACCGCCGGACTTGCTCAGATCCTCAATGATCTTTGCAAAGGACTTGACGCCCTTTGTGGCGTTTTCAGCGCCGGGGATAATGCCCTCATTGAAAATATCGGCAATAGCTTGCAGGGCTGCCTTTAACCCGCCACCGGCATAAGCCTCGTTGATGGCAGCTGCGGCATCGTTTGCCCAGCCTGCGATAATATCGCGCTGGTCTTGATCTACCTCGCCCCAGATCGCTTGCGCCACGCTCTTGGCAAGGCCTTTCCAGTCCTTGCTCTTGATGCTGGACGCAGCATTTTTTACAAGGGCAAAAAAGCCCTTGTTGGTTTCGGTCTGTGCCTCTCTCAAATGCTGTTCAATGCGCTCTTGGGTAGCCTTGTATGTGTGTTCGATCTCCTGCGCGGACTCCTCAACCTTATCCACAAAGCCGTCCACATAGGTGGTAACTTTCGTGTAGGTCTGAGCCACGCCGTCCACGATCCGCTCGCCGGTCTCTGTGTGGGTTTCCTTGACGTGCTCGCTGCCGTCCTGATAGGTCTCTGTAACTTTCTGGATGGCCGTTGTGACGCCTGCAACGGTTTTCTGAGATACCGCAGTAAAGGTGTTGGCCAGCGTTTTGCTGGCATCCTCATAGGTCTTGACCGTTTTCTGGGCAACACCATTGACGTAAGTCGTTACAGTCTTGTAGTCCTTGACAACACCATTGACGGTCTCCTTACCGGTCTCGGTGATGGTTTTGGTTACTCGGTCGTATACCTTGCCGGTGCTGTCCTTGATCGTTTCGGTCAGGGTCTGCGCGGTCGTGGTTACGATGCCTAGGGCATTTTTGCTGGTAGCGGTGGCACTGTCCGTTAAGGATTTTATGACCGTTTTTGTGATTGCCTTCTGAGAGCCAGAGGAGCCGGTTGTGGTGGGCGTTGCGCTGCCGGATCCGTTAGAAGATCCAGCGGAATCGCCGCCACCAATGCCGTACTGTTTGGCCATCTTGGCGCCGTACTGTTTCCAATAGCTTTCGTTTTTCTGGCTGCCCTGCTGGTACTTCCCGGAGCCAGAGCTGCCGGTGCTGATGCCGTTGGCCTTTGCCCAATCCTCATAGGTGTCGTACTCCGCATACCCATTCTTACCAAGGGCGTGGTTGAGCTTGTAGGACAGCTTGTTGAGGGGGCCGGTCAAGTTCGGCAGCGCGTTCTGGATACCGCGGGCGATGCCGCTGACGATATCCTTGCCGACCTGCACCCAGTCGGTGCTCATGATCTTGGTGACGATTGCGGACACTATTTCGTCCGCTGCGTCAATCAGATCGCCCAGCACGCTGATAAGGCCGCCGATCAGTTTGCCCAGCAGGTCTGCGCCGGTGGTCAGGAGACTATCAGCGTGCGCCCAGATCTCGGTCACAAGGGTGGCCACGGTCTGGATGCCCGCCTCTGCGATAGAGGGGAAAGCGCTAAAGATCCCATTTGCCAGATTGGTGATGATCTGGCCGCCGCACTCCACGATCAGGGGCATATTGTCCTGCAGGTATGCGGCAAAGTTCTGTGCGGCCGAAGTGGCCTGCGCGGCAATATCCGGGATCTTTTCTGCAAATTTTGCGGTAAAGCCAAGCACCACATCGGCTGCAGCACGCTGCATCCCGGCAATGCCGTCTTTGCGGAAACCATCCGTCAGTGCGGTCATGGCCTCCGTAACGTATGGCAGCACCATAGTGCCCATCGCGTTTTTGAAGCCGGTGCCGATGGTGGTCAGATCCTGCAGGGCGTCCTTAAATGCAGCAGAAGCAGCAACGCCCTCGTTGCTCATCACACCGCCGAGCTCGTTGACCGCCTGTTTCATGGCGGCAGTGTCCTCTGCAGAGGTGTTGAACAGCGGGCCCAGCTCGCCAGCAGCCTTGCCCAGTAGGGTGGTCGCAATGTAGGTGCGTTCTGCGCTCTCATCCATGCCCTGCAGACCGGTGATTACAGCGTTCAGGACTTCCTCGCGGGACATGGACGCCACTTGATCCATGCTCAGACCGACAGCCTGAAAAGCTGCAACCTGATCTTTGGAGCCGGTTGTGATCGCTTTGGTCAGGGTTTTCATGCCGCCCTTAAAGGAATCAATTGAGGCACCACAGTGCCCCAGAACGGCCTCCCACTCCTGATATCCCTTTGCGCTCAGCCCCAGCTTCTGGCTCTGCTTGTCGATGGTATCGCCAACAGACGCAACGTTATCCGCGAAGGCAAAAACGGCAGCACCGGCACCGGCAACGCTGGCAGCCACTCCCGCGGCCATCTTTGCAGCGCCGGTGACGGCTTTGCCAAGGGACTCCTGCAGTTTCTTAACCTTGGAGTCTGTTTTGCTTAAACTTTTCTCGGCCTCGCTCGTATCAATGAAGATGGAGCCAAAAAGCCGAAATATCTCAGTTCCACTCGCCATCGGGGGCCTCCTCCCAGTCAAGATGCAGCAAGCTCAAGCTGTCTGCGGTGATTTCCTGCACGCGCTCTGCGGATACAGGTTCCCGCTGGGCAACGGTGGATTTCAAACCAGCCTTAAACTCGTCAAAGCTGCATACATCCTCATACCGGATGCACCAGCGCAGATACAGGGCATCCTCGGTGGCAAATTCTTGCATTTTCGCCAGCCACCGCACGGCCTCGTCCCACGTCCAGCTATTGAGAAAGCTGACGTTTCCGCCGTAGCGATGGAGAGCCGTGTCTATCAGGCGATCGGGATCAAGCGCCTGACCTTGCCGAAAAAACCGCGCAGGTCGTTGTTCTGCATCAGGGAGATCAGGTTGTCAGCCAGCTCGTTGATCTCCATAGAGCGCACGGCTGCGGCGTCCGGCTGCTCGAACGGGCCCGCCAGAAAGCCAAAGATCAGCTCCTCGCTCTTTGCATCGGTCACGTTGGCCAGCAGGATGTTGATGATCTCCATGCCTGCCGCGGCCTTGTCCTCGTCCGTGCTGGCAGCAGAGAGCTGCTTGCCGATCTCATCGATAGGGGTCTTAAAGTCGATCTGCCGGATCATGCGCAATGCGGCAAAGATATCGCCGCCGTTCAGTTTCCTCATGATGTTTGTTCCTCCTGTTTATGCCTCTTTGGGGTAGTAGATCTTGAAGGGCGGGGTCTCCAGATCGTCTGCTTCATAGTGTGCATCGAGATCCAGAGCAAGGGTGCCCTCCTTGCCATCCTGCGGGCTGATAGTCAGATCGCCGGTGTTAAAGGCATTGAAGATGGTGATAACCACCGGCTTCTCGCTGCCGCTCAGACGACCGACAAAGGACAGGCTGTCGATGTAATCGGTGTCGTCCAGTTCGCCCTTGGGCTGGATCACATCATAGCCGGTGATGCCGTCCTCCGTTGCGATTTTTGCCGCAGCGAGCGCCAGCTGGAAGTTTTCAGCGGTGACCTCCTGCAGAGTCGCCTGCATCTTTGCCTTCCAGTAATCCAGAATCCAATTGCCCTTAGTGTTTTCCGGGGCGCCATCGATCTGGAGATAGTGGCCAACCTTGGAAGCGATAAAAGAACCGCCGCCGGTAGTAGCGCCAACACACTTGTTGCCCGTGCGGATGCTCTCATAGGTATCCGTCTTGGGGTCAAAGCCCTTCACATAGATGCCAGCGCCCAGCAACAGCTTCTCCTTGGTTTTCTCGGTCTGGCCGGTCATGCGCTTGTGATTAAAAAGTGCCATGGTTTAACCTCCCATAACGTCAAAATCAAAAGTGACAAGGCGGCGGCGCACCGTCTTGTCCGTTTCTTCTACGGGCGTGCCGCGCCCGGAATGAAGATAATACATCAGATCGTCAGAGCAGGAGGAAAAACCATCCAGCTCTGTAAGCAGCAGCTGCTGCAGGCTGTCCACCTCAGACGCGGCTCCGTTTCCCGCTATGGTGCAGGAAAGTGTGCCTTTCAGGGTGTCGTTAGATACCCAGACGGTGGTTGTATAGATGATGCGGGGATACACAGCATCCCTGCAGCGTTCATAATACACATCGTTCAGCCCGGTGAGCTCGGTGATTTTTGCGCCGATCGCCCGCTTGAACAGCTCAAGCGCGTTACTATTTGCTGCCATCTGGTTGCATCTCCTCCTCATCGATCAGACCGAGGGCTCTGTTTTCGTCCTCCACCGCGGACAGGTAGTGGCCCTCGATGCGCCGGATCTCGTCAATGTTCTCCTGCACGGCTCTGGTCAGGATGCTCTTGCGGGGCTGGTTTCCATCCCCAAGCTCCTGCAGCACGCCATACCATGTGTTGTGCTTGATGCCCACCTGCAGATCCGTTTCTTTTTTTCGCACCCAGTACGAAAAAGCCCCGCCTTTGCCATAAAAGCGGGACTTGATCGTCAGGCGGCCCATGTGAGGCCGCGCCATGGACAAGGTGCGGGTCTGACGGATGATGTACTTGCCAACGTCACGCAGGGCGGCGCGGCTCAGCTCTGTGATGGTGTACTTTGTGCGGTCAATTTTGGACTTGTAGGTCACGCCGTTTTTGGTGATCTTCATGCCGCTCGGTGGGTTAGGCATTTTCGTCCGCACCTTTCCGCTGGCAGTGCAGCTCAATGTAATCACCGGACAGATAGGTGCGGATAACGGTGTACTGGACACCATTCACCCGCACCTTTTTCTGCCCGGAGTATTCCTGCTCATAGATTTTGAGCACGGTCTCCGGCATATATCCGGTGTTGGCCGCAGCATAAAACTCCGATGCCGACACGCTGGACAGCGTGCCAATGACGGTCTGCTCGGTGGTCTTTTGCTTCTGCTCAAAGTTTTTGTCCTTCACCAGCTCCTCGCTGATAAGGGTTACCTCTACATATCGTTTCACGCGATCACTCCCAGTCTGTATACCCGGATGCGCACATCAGCTGAGCCTTCTGCTCATCATAGGCAGCTTTCAGACGGTCATACCCGTCCGGCTCGCCAAAATGAGCCTTGCAGTAGGTGATACACGCACGGATCACAAGGGGCTTGTCCCTGTTCTCCCATGCGTTCACTCCTGCAATGCTCAGATCTTCCAGTGCAGCCGAGATCAGACCATTGAGCTCCTCGTCAAACACGCTGGTTGTGATGCGCAGCGCGAGCTTGACCTGATCGAGCATTGCGGTCTCCTCCAGTCAGCTTAGCCGTTGGCCGGAATGGTCAGCGCAACGAAACCGCCCTTGACGGTCACGGCAGAGCCGAGCTCAACGTCACCGCGGATGGAGTCCATGGCCTTGCTAAACTTGAAGTCCTCGGAGACCGCGATCTCATAGGCGCTGAACAGATCCAGCTCGATGCAGGACGGAACGCCGTAAAACATGGTTTTCTGCGGGGCGGCGGTCTGTGCGGTGCCGTTGAACACAGCCATGTTGCTGTTGATGCAATAGCGAACACTCAGGCCACCGTCCTTGATAACGCCGGTGTTGGGGTTGCCACTGTCCGGGGTGATCTCATAGATAGGCTTCTTCTCGTTGGTGCCGCGGACATCGCCGAACGCCATCAGATCCTTCTTGTTCAGGAACAGGACAGCGCCACCCACAACGCTCTCGTCACCACCGTAAGCCAGCGCGATGGTGCGCAGGGTAGTTGCATCGATCACGCCCTTCTTGGCGGTGTCGGTTTTGCCGTTGACAGTATCAACCAGTTCACTGTCTTTCAGACCTGTGGTTACGACCATGGCGGCCTTCTTGCGCAGCGCAATCATGGACTGAGCGCGCACCTTTGCCTCATACTGCAGCGGGCTCTGCTTGCGCACCTGCTTGCTGATGTAGGACATGACCAGCGCGGAGGTGGGGGTGATGGTTACGGTCTTAAAGGTGGGCTCGTGCTCGGTGCCCTCCTCACCCTCGGTCTGCTCATCGGCTGCGTCAATGTCCTCGTCAACATAGGCAATCTTGTTGGAGCTCATGCCCTCGCAGTTGACCACGCTGACCAGATCGATAATGCTGGACACCTTAGCGCCCACAATGTCGTTGATGCCGGACACGCCGGTGGGGGCAACCAGATTGCCGCTGCTCATCAGGGTGCTGCGGGTCTCCTCACAAGAGAAGGTGCCGCGGCGGGTCTCATAAAACTTTGCAGCGCGCTCCTCATCGCCAGACTGGGCGGTGGGGTTTTCGGTAGGAGTACCGGAACCGCCTGCCACCTTGGCGGCAATGCTGCGGCGGCGCTGCTCCTCCTTGAACTGCTTCATGCGCTGGGCAATCTCATCGGCTTCCTTTTCCAGCGCCTCCAGATCAGCGTCCGGCTCCTTGACCAGATCGCGGATCTCGGCAGAGCGGGTCTCCAGCTCTTCCATGTTCATCTCAGAAATTTTCTTCATTTTGTTCACACTCCAAACAGTTTCAGGTTGATACGTCTGATATGGTTTGCCCTTTCCAGTCGCTCCGCTTTAATACCCTCGATCACTCCGTCAGAGTATTTTCGGGCACTGATCGATGTGGCATCGTTGGCCGGGAGGCTGACGGCGCTCACATCGTACAGTTTCGTAATTTTGGTAATGGTGCGCAGCACGGTGGTCACATCGTTCACATGATCGGTTGTTTCCTCGCGCTTATCTTCACCGACAATAAAGCCGAAACTCATTTTGTCGGTGTAACCATTTCGGATCTCGTCATAGAGCTGACGGCCCAGCTCAGTGCCGCCGAGGTCGGCTGTCACTTTCAGGCCGGTGCTGTCCGTGGCGAGTGTCAGGGTGTTGTTTTTTGTGCGGGCGTAGACCCGGCCCTCATGATCGTACTGCATAATCACATCGCTCATGTCGCACTCGTCAAAGGCATGAGGGTCAATCCGCTCAACGATCTTGTAATAGCGGCCATCGTAGAGGGTATACTGTTCGTTGAATGTGGTAGCATACCCCTCCACAATCATCTGCTGAGCCTGATCGGCACCAGCATCCTGATCCGCAGAGCGCACGGCCAGCTTCATGTTGCGGTACTCTCGCCCGCCGTTCAGCTTTGCCGCCATCTTTTCACTTTGCTCCACTTGTAAGGTCATCTCCCTTCTTGGTTGTACTGCCGTCTTGGTTCAGCAGGTAGTATTCGCCGCGGATCGTGTATACCTTGCCCTGCCCATCAGGCAGCGGGTCGAGGTTCCAGATTTCGCGGATTTCGTCACGGTTCATGATTCCGCGGTCAGCCATCTGAGCCGACACGTTAAGTTTTTCGGTGTTGCTCATGTATTGCAGTCGGTTGGCCGTGGCCATCAGCTGGGTGCCGTTGGCCCGTTCACGGTCAGAAAAAAGCATCCGGCTGATAACATCGCTCAGCTGGATGGAAAAGGGTTTGATCCGGCCCTCATAGAAAGCGTTCCATGCGTCACCATACGCTTTGTTCTGCAGAACTTCCTCGTTTACGCCAAAATAGTCAAACACGCTCGTTCTGATCCGCGCCATCTCCTCCGCACTCACCACAAAGGGCGTGCTCTTGACCTGCTGGATCTCGCTGTAAGTGTTCGGGAACAGCAGCAGGCCGCCGCCCTCTCCGCTCAGGTTCTCCTTGTTGAAGCGCTGCCGCTCCTTGACCAGATCCTCCGGCTTGGAAAAGTTAGCCATCTTTGCAGCAAAACGGAAGGACGCAGAGTTTTTGACAGCCTCCTGAATGCCCTTGTTTTGGATGTTGATAAGTTCCATGGTCGGGTTCAGGGCTTGGTTGTTTTCGCCAAAGAGATCATTTTTGTACTGGAATTTCGTCATGATCCCGCACTCGGCCATGGCAATGGCTGCTTTCCCGCCATTGCGGAACGTGTACCGCAGCCACGGCTGCCCGCTATACTGTACGATTTCGCAAGAACTCGGCAGCACCGGGAAAACACCCGTCACCTCGCCAAACTCGTTGCGCACCGGCACAATAAAAGCGTTGTTCTGCATATCCAGAATAGTGGAAAGCCTGTATAAAAACTGTCCCCACGTCTGCCAATCGTTTGGGGCCTGACGCAGCCGCGTTTGCAGTTTCGGGTTGCCGGTGCCCAGCACCTTGACGCTCAGCTTGCTGCAGTGGTTCGCGGTCGCGTGGACAGCTGCCCGCACGATTTCGCTCTCATACAGTTCGCCGCCCCAGCTGGAAAATGTAGGGGTGTAGCCGTCCAGCAGCGTCCAAAACCCCTGATCCGGCACATTGATTTTGGCCTTGCCAAAAATCGCGCTAAAAAGTCCCATGTGGTTACTCCTCGTTTTTCAGCTGCTGGCCGATCTCAGCGGCCCACTTTTGACGCACAGTCATGGCATCCAGCAGCGCAGCGCCGCCGTCAATATGATCCGTTACGCTGATCTTGACCGGTCTCATCCGCCCGCTCTCGACCTCGGTTTTCATGCCCATGTTAAGCAGATGCGCCTTGAGAAGGTCATTGTCTCCAATGCAAAACGCGCCATCTTTCAGCAAGCCCTCTGTTTCCCGGATCACCGGGGTGAGATTAAAGCCTTGGAAAACGTCATCCATCTGGAATCCGTAGGCCGCCATGTCCTGCACAAGATATTGCGCCGTGTACCGGTCATATCCAACCTTGAGCGGGTAGATCTCATATCGTTCTATGAGCATCCTGAACCAGTCAAAGCAATCGTGATAATCCACGAAGTTCTCGCCGCTCAGAGTGAGCCATCCGCGCTGCACATAAATGGCGTATGGCAAGCCATCGCGGGCGGTGGCCTCCTCCAGCTTTTCTGCTGGCATGAAAAAGTGCGCAAAAACATAGAGCTTGCCGCGCCGTTCGATGATGGCCACGCAGGCGGTCAAGTCTGTGGTGCGGCTCAGATCGATGCCGCCAACGCAATAGGTTGACCGGAAGTCCTCCAGCCGCAGCGGCTCACTGGTGCTGCATTTGACCACAGCCTCCGTTGGGAGCCACGCCTGACTGCTGCTTTGCTTGAGGTTGCAGTATTTGACGATAAACTCCGCTCGCTTGCTCAGGCTGCCCTCTGCAATAGCGATCTCCTCCAGCAGGTAGTCCACAGACACGGACACGCCCAGATTGGGGTTGCTCTTTCTCAGCTCGTTGATATCGTTCCATTTCTCAATATCATCGATCATATAGAGAAACGGTGCCAGACGCGCCTCTCTGGAATCGCCCAGCAGAAAGCGCGTGGCTCGTTTGATAAGCTCGTCATAGATGCCCTCGTTGATGTAGCCCGCCGTGCTGATGCTCAGGATCAGCGGTTGACGGCGAGCGCCGAGGGCGCTTTTCATAACTTCATACTGTTTCAGTCCTTGGTCTCCCGGCCATGACGCGATCTCATCACATACCGTTAAGCTGGGATTAAAACCATCGGACTTTTTGGCATTAAAGGCGATTTTCTTGACGCTGCTGTTGCTGCTCTCCACATACAGATCAGACTTTCGGCGCTTGATGCGCCGGGCAAGCTCCGGCTCTGCCATGGTGGACTGAAAGAACGCCTCATACACAAGATCGGCCTGATCCAGCTTTGGAGCCACACAGTAGGTCTTTGCGCCATACTCGCCATCGAGAAACGTACAGTAGCTGATGATTGCGCTGGCGAACAAAGTTTTACCGTTTTTGCGGGCAACGATCAGGATGATCTCACGAAACTGCCGGTTGCCGATGCCGTCCATGATGCCGAACACCACAGAGACAAAAGCCTTTTGCCACAGTTCCAGCTTGATGGTGTCAGAGCGCCCCTCACTGTGATGGCAAAATGTTTCAATGTAACGGATCGCCTTGTCAGCCTTTTTCTGGTCAAAGAAAAAGGACTGCTTTTGCAGTCCCTCGATCAGATAGCGGTAAAACAGCTTGATCCACTTGCCCACCACAATGCTGCCGTTTTCGATGGCCTGATAGTAAGCCAGCAGGTAGTTATCCATCTTGCTGCATCTCCGTCAGACGATCCTTGGGCTCTGGTGGCTTGCCCAGATCCTTGATGATCGTGAGCATGACCTGCAGGGTGCGGTTGGCAGAATCGGCGTGCTTGGGCAGCTCCTTGACCAGAGGATTTGCGTAGATGTTCTCGCGTCCCTTGACATACTCCTTGGAAGTGGTCAAAGTCTCCTCCTCATCCAGCGCGTCCTTGATGTTCTGGATCACACGCATTTGCGTGTCATACTGTTCGGCAGCCTGCACGAACAGCGCATTTTTATCCACGCCGTAACTCTTGGCCATTCTGAGCAGCTTGGAGTAAGTCGTGGCTTTCTTTGTCATTTCGTGCAAACTCCTTTCCAAAAAAATTCATGCGCACACGAGAGAGGAAAAATGAACCTTGCCCCTCGGTCTCCTGACCTCAAATTTTTCGGTCTGATAGGGGGGGAGGGTCACCGCGGGATAATGTGCCCCAGCGGGTCAACAGAATACCGTTTTGTGTTCCCGTGCAGTTTCAGGTGGCAGCTCCGGCACACCAGCTCCAGATTGTCCCAGTTCAGGGACACGGCAGGGTTGTTGATGTTGTCCGGTGTCAGGTGGATCTTGTGGTGCACGATCTCGCCCGCGGTGATTTTGTTCTCCCGCAGGCATTCCTCACACAGATTGCCCACGCTGGCTGCATAGGACTGACGGCAATGCTGCCACGCCTTGCTCTTGTAAAAATCCTGTGCAAAGTCTTTGGCCACAGTCAGACCTCCCGCTTGTTGTGGAGCCGTTGGCCGGATTCGAACCGGCACCATTCCACGCCAGCCCGCTGCGGTGATTGGTCGCAGTTGCCTGTCATGGATGTATCATCAATG